CGACGTCCGCGACGCCGTCGGGCAGGAAGCTGGCCCGAGCCAAGACGTCGGTCCAGAGCTTGCGACGGGTGTCGAAGCGAAAGAGGAATGCATCGACGCCCTGCTCGGTCCCGACCGCGTAGGCAACAAGAGATGCGCCGGGATGGAGCTGTTCGGCGACCTCGAACAGCACACCCTCGTGAGGCAGGCGCAGCGGGCCGGCCATGATGGTCTGCGACAGCTGCTGGACCTCGTCCGAGTCAAAGCCGCTCTGGTCGGGAAAGAGGTAGACCGGTGCTGTGAGGACACCGGCTGCATCGACCGGACACCAGAAGCGGTTCGCGTAACGATGAATGTGGCGCTTCAGCGCGTAGGCCAGCGGCACGGGTGGGAATGGCGAAGGTGACCTCATGGGTTGGCCTCCCAGCAGCGGGCCGCGTAGGGACAGAAGCGGCAGAGATAGAAATCGGCGTGGGCCGCGATCCGCGGCGGCAATTCGCCGGCCTCAGCAGCGCGGATAATGTCGACTGCGCGATCGGACAGGCGCTGCGCCTCGGTTGCGTCGAAGGGCACCGCCTCGTGGTGCAGGGCGAGCGTGTCGCGGTTCAGCGCAGTGAGCAGCGCCACCTCGAGCTCGAGATAGGCCATGTAGAGCTGCACCTGGGCGAAGTAGATCGGCTTGGAGTGGCGCAGGCCGTGCTTGACCAGATCGTTCCACGACTTCTGGCCGAGGGCCTTGTGCTCCCACAGGGAAGGCCAGCGGATGCCGACATCGGGACCGGCGACGATGACGCCATCAGCATGACCACGCAGCTTTCCGCCCGCAGCGGCAAAGCCGAACTGCTCGCCATCGGCGCCGCGATCGCGCAGGTCGAAGCCGGCCCGGCGGAGCCATCGGATGGACAACGTCTCGAATCGGTGCCCGGCATCGAAGATGCGCAGGATGCCGCCGTCGAAGTCGCGGCCCGCATCCTTCGGCGTGTGGGCCACCTCGTAGACCAGCTTCCGGGCGCAGGGCTCGCCGATGCGGCTGCCGCCAAGATAGTCGCGGGGGCGCTGCCGCTGGTTGCGCGTGACCAGCGCGGCATCGACATGCGCGTTGATGCGGGCGGTGGTGTCGGCCACGCCGTGTGCGGCGCGTCCATAGACCAGGCCGGATTGGTGGTTGAGGTCCAAGATCACGGCCACCCCCTAGAATGGGATCGGGTCGTCGAGCGGGTCCCGCTCGGCGGCCTGGCGCTGCATCGATGCCTGGAAGCCGTCGACGCAGGCCTCGATGATGCGGTCGATCTCCGTGGCGCTGCGGTCGTGGAATGGCGCCATGAGGTTCAACTCCACCAGCACCTCGGCGAGCGGTCGGCGCGCGTCCTTCACCGCGCGCGCCTCCATGGGCGTCTTGTCGATCACGCCGCCGCTCCGCCGCGCCAGTGCACTGCCGGCGTCGCAGCAGCGCATCGAGCAGAAGGACAGCTTCGGATGGATGCCGAGACGAAGCTCGTGCACGTAGCCGAAGCCCTTCGCCTCACGTCGGCACAGCGCGCAGGTGAGGCGCCGGACCTGATCTGCGGGCGTACAGCCGGGAAGTGGCGCTGGCGCTGCCACCGCGGCACGCGGCGGCGCCGACCGCGCCCAGCGGCGACGAACCACCGGCGCATCACCCGTTCAACCAAGCCGGGCCGCCCATGGCCGGCGCCGGTGGAGGCGGTTCCGCGGTCTGGGGCGCCGCCGGGGCGGGGCTGGCGGCGGCGGGGCGCTCCCACATGCGGGGTGCGGCCGCAGGTGGCGTGGCGGCGCCCTGGGCGGCCCAGGCGGGCGGCGTGGCCGCCGTCGCGGCGGTGGGACGCGCCGGCCGGTTGCTGGGCTGCGCCGGGAACCCCTCGCCAGCCATGACCTTGGCGTATTCAGGCTCGCCCGGCAGCACAACGCGGTCCAGCCGATTGCTGTCGGCATACCGGGGATCGTTGGCGGGCTCGACGCGCACCTTGGCCGCGAAGGTGATGCCGTGCAGGTCGGACAGGCCGCGCAGCATGCGCTTGGCCTTCGCTGCCTCGCTCATATCCTGCGAGTCCAGCCCAAGCGCGCTGTCGATCATCGCCCGGAAGACCCCCTTCGAGATCTTCCAGCCGATCGACACACCCTGCTCGTCCACCTTCCCGCCGACGACGGTGAAGGTCTGCCAGAACTTGCGGCGGATGTGCGGGCCGGCGACGACGGTGAATTCGCAGTCCAGCATCTTCACGTCGCTGCCCGGCGTCTTCGTCGCCTTGAGCAGGCCGCGATCCGCTTCGCCTTGGCCATCCAGTCCGCCCTTGCGGAGGTGCATGGTGACCTTCACGAAGCTGCCGTCCGGGATGAGGTCGGAGCCGCGCGGCAGTTCGGCATCGTTCATGTCATAGGTCATGGCATCACCCCTGGTTGGTGCTGGTGGCGTTAATCTTGCGGAGCAGGGCGGCGAGGTCCGCAGGCTCGGTCTCGTCGAGACGGCCCGAGCGATCCTTCGCAGGCAGCCCGAAGCTGTTGCCGGCGCGGCAGACGAAGCGACGCTCGGTTCCGCGCTCCGGGTCGTATCGCCAGGCATCGCCTTCGCGGCTGAACAGCCCCATGGTGACGACCTGATCGACGATGCCGGGCAGTTCGCGCGCGGCCTTGCCGCCCTCCATCTGCGGCTGCCAGGTGACCTTCCCGAACTCGTCGGTCACCTTCTCCAAGATGCCGACCATGATCGTGGTCTTGCCTGGCGCGTGCTGCAGGTGCTTCAGCAGGCCGATGACCTCGCGCGCCATCAAGCCGTAGGCGCCACGGGTGTCCGGCTTGCCGGTCTTCTCCGAGAAGGCCTCGGGCCGCGTCTTGGCCCAGGCCATCGCCTGCCGCGTGAGGTCGGTGATGCTGTCCAGGAACACGATGGATTTGCTGGCGATCAGCCGCACTAGGTCGGGATGTGCCGCAGCGAGATGCTGATAGTGCCCTTCTGAGAAGAACCCGGTCGGATCGGCCGCCGGGTTCACACCGCCGACGAGGCAGGCAAGGTCGATGGCGTCTTCGAAACAGCGCACCGGAATGCTATCGCCGCGCCAGTCCTGCACCGACTTGAGGCCGGCCTCGAGATCGATGCAGATGGCCTTCTCAGCAGGCATCGTTTTGACCTGCGTGGTCTTGCCCACGCCGCTGGCCCCGAACAGCGCCAGGGTGGTCTTGTTGACGGCGCTCGACAGGCGCTCGTCGGCCGTGACGATGCGGAGTGCCATCAGCGGCCTCCCCGCATCGGGATGACGCCGTCAGCATGCGGGCTGTCGCGCCGTGCGACGTCGGACATGATGGCGAGGCGATAGGTGGCGCGACCCGTGCGGACGGTTCGGGCTGGCTCGAAGGCCTGGCGGATGCGCTCCGGCCAGGCGGTGTAGGCCCGCTCCGAGACCTTGAAGCTGACCTCGACGTACTGGCCCGGATCCTCGCCGCCGGCGCGGATCTGCTCGGCAAGCGCGGCGAGCCGCGTCTGGTCCCATTCCACCTTCTTCGGGAGATCGACGGCGATCTCCACGGCGCCGTCCTGAAAGCGGACCGTGCCGGTGTCCTTGCCAGCGGTCGCACGGGCGCCGATGGCGCGCTGCTCGTAGCGGAGCGCGATCGCGCCCTCGATCCAGTCGAGCGCGCGCTTGGCGATGTCGAGGCGAGAGCGTGCCTCCTCCTGCAGCAGGGCCAGATGCTCAGCCGGCAGGTCGATCACCTGCCCGATCGGCAGCAGGCGCATGTCGTCGATCGTGGGGTGGTTGCGGCGGGAGGCTTCCATCATGCCACCTCCCTGCCGAGCAGGTCGGCCAGCGCGTAGCCGGCGGCGCTGCGGGCACTCAGCGGCCGCGGCCGGACGATCAACAGATAGGCGCAGCGACCTTCAGCGATCCGGCGCTGCACGAGGTGCCCAAGGCCAGTCTCCGCCATCGCCCAGACGCGGCGTGCGACGGCGTCGAGATCAGCGCGGCGTTCGGCCGGCAGGTCAGAGGCGATCCTGTCGCGATCACGGGCGAGCAGGCCGATGTGGTAGACGATGGCATCGCCGGGCGACGCATCGGCGTAGCGATCGCACAGGCCGTTCTCGGTCAGCACGACGTCGAGCAGATCCTCCAAGTTCAGCAGGATCTCGGTCGACAGCATCTCTGGGGGTGTGAAGCGCACCGGTCGGCTCTCCCTCTCACGCAAGGTCGTCATCTGGTTTCATACGGATCAGCGAGAATCCGTTCTCACGGCCTCGACGCGGTGAAGGCAGAGGGATGCGCGCCCGCGGAACGGAGCCAGCAGCGGAGATCGGCAAGAGCGCGATAGAAGGTCGCCGACGACACGCCGCTCGCGTCGCGCGCATCGACGACGTCGCGATGCGCGACGATCAGGTCGAGCAGCGTCCGCGATGCACCCGGCATCTCGATGGCGGCGCTGCGCAGCGCGATCGGCAGGTCGGGATCGAGCCAGGCCGCGGGGAGCGTGCTGGCGATGCATTTGCAGTCGTTGGCGTCGAGCGGAACGGTGTCGATCGGCACCGGCGCCCGCGCACGGTCGATGACCACGTGCTGGGCGAGCAGAGCGACGAAGGTCGACCAGGAAGCCCGCCGCGCATCGTAGCGGTCGGCCGCCTCGACAATGGCGAGCAGGATGTCCTGGGTCAGGTCCTCCCGATCGGCCCGACTCAGACGCCGGTGCCGCGCGAAGCGGCGGGCATGGTGACGGGCGGACGCCAGCGCCACCCGGATGCGATCATTGTCCCACTTCTGGGGATTCTCTGCCTGTGGAGGCTGTTGCTCGGGCACGGTGCGGATCCTTGGCTGAGGCGGCTGCGAGAACCTCAAGCCAGCACGGCGCTCCCCGGGGCGACGAGGGCGGAAAGGTGCCGAATGGCGCGGAATTCCCTTCGGTCGATTTCCGCACCTTCGTCTTTTCAATATCTTAGAGGTTCATCAACGGCTCATGGCGCTCGCGAGGTGCCGAATTCCGATTTGCGCACCACCCCCAGCGCGGAACGCTAGACGTCACCCGTGTGGAGAACATAGAGTGAACACATGCGTTGCCGAAACGCGGCTTCCCAAGGACCACACTCCTATGACACTGACCATCGACTATGCCTGCCAACCGGGGAGTGAAGCGCCGCGCCCGCTCGCCGTGGCCGCCATCCGGGCGGTCGCCGGGCAGGTGCGCCAGCAGATCCCGCGCGATCCAAGCGAGCTGGCGCTATCTCTCGCCGCGTTGCTGGATGCCAGTCGAGACGTGGCAGTGAACGGGCGCCGGCTGCTGGTGTCCTGGGATATCACGGGCGCGCTGCAGGACGAGATGGGCCGGCCGGTGCTTGGCCTGTGCGACACCGATCCCGACGAGCCGGGTTGGGCCTTTCTGGCAGTGAACGGGCCGATGACCGCCCATCGGCCCGATCTGGCGCTTAGCACCGCCACGCATGAGCTTGGACATTTGCTGTTCGACGTGCCAGCCGCCCTGGATAGCGGTCCGCGGCGCTATCGCGCCGTCGCCAGCTCGCCGCAGGCGCTCGACCGCGTGGGCCGCGGTGCTGAGGGTCGGGCGAACGAATTCATGGGGGCGCTGTTGGCGCCACCGGTGCCGCTGCACACGCGGCTGCTGGCCTATGCCCGTGGCGAGGGGCTGCGGTTGGCACGCGGACCACATCAGGGCCGGCCGGGCAGCCCAATCCTTGCCTCCGGCAACGCACCCGACGGAGTCGCCGGCGTCATGGCGGCCCTCGCCGGGGATTTCGGCGTGTCGGAACGGTTCATCGCCGTGCGCCTCGCGCGCTACGGCCTTATCCAGGGAGAGGCATAATGGCGTTTGGGGCAGCGGTTCGCGCCCGGCGCACGGAGTTGCGCATCGGGCTCAATGACATGGCGGAGCGAATGGGCATCTCGCCCGGCTACTGGTCGCGCGTCGAACGGGAGATCGAGAAGCCACCCAGCGACGAACTCGTGCAGCGCGCCGCGGCGATCCTTGGCATCCAGCTCGACGACCTGTTCGTGGAGGCGCAGCGCCTGCCGCCCGATATGCGACGGGACATTGGCAAGGTGGTGCTCGCCTATCGGCGGATGCGCCCTTTCGCCGCTGGTTGAGGAATCTGACATGGCGACGCGCCCCAAACACAAACGCTTCTTCGGCATCGACGACGTCGGCGCTCATTTCGGTCTGTCGCTCGTCGACATGGGGGTCATGGCGGCGGAGGGGCAACTGCGGCTCAGTGTCCCGGTTGCCGGCCTGCGCGTGGAAATCGGCGACTGGGAGGAGGACGGTGATGGCCATGGGTTCAGGATCCCGGCCGGCTTTCGCATGCTGAATGGCCTGGTCGATCTCTACCCCGTCGACGGCTGGACCATCTTGCGCAACGGCACCGGTGTCGTGCACGCACTCCCGACAGAAGGTGCTGGGTATATGAGCATCGAAACCGGCAATCCGGATCAGGACGGCTTGGTGGTAACGCGCGACGAGCTTGGGGTGCGTCGTGAAGAATGGCGTCGCCTCGAAGCGCAGGACGGTGATCACGAGGCGGATGCGCCTGCCCGTTCTCGCCGTGGGGTGCAGCCGACTCATGATTGGGATGCC